GTGCAAAGATGTGAACGAAGCTCTGCAAAAGAATTTTATGTCAAAAGAAGAATTGCTTGCTCTGATAAAGAATAATGCAAAAAGTGGCGCCGAAGCTAAGTTAGAATTGATATTCAGAAGGAAGTGTTAATCATGGAGAGAAAACATTGGGCAAGCGACTTCAATAGCATCACGGATGATTTTGACACCGTGGCTTTTGATTTGATTAGGTTAGAGGAAGAAGAGACGATTTATCTGGCTATCATTCGTTACATTGTGACTGATAAAGAAAAGCAAAAGATCGTCGGTGGGATTACCATCGAAACCGGAATTACTGGTGCGGATTACCTAACAGTTGCTGAGTCGATTCGTTTCTTGGTTGATACAGGTATGTTCATCCAGCATGTTAGTAGCCAGGGATATGTTTACTCAGCTGATGGTCAACAGATCGATGAAGTCAATTGGAATGCCGTTCTAAGTATGAGCTATGACAATTTTGCTTACTCCAATCAAACAATTCAATAAGGAGAAGAAACGGTGAAGGAATTTATTTTGGGCGAAGCTGCCCTTTCCCTTGTTTCTGATGAAATCAATCTGGGTCGTCTGATGAAGTCAACCCTCATCGGCGAACGCGGTGAAGTTAGGTTTATTCTTCCTGCGTCAACGAAGGAAAATGTGCTCAAGAAATTTGACGCAAAGGTAGCAAAGATTAATGCAGAATTCCTACGCAGCCAACGCCGATTAAATATTCTTCCTTGCGTTATCGCGGAACTCGCGAAGGTAGAAGAGCCAGTGGCAGAACAACAAACCAAGACAAGAAAGAAGTAAAATGGCTGACATTGAGAATCATCTATTGCCCATTGAGGTGAACAAGGAACCAGTTGAGTTTGCAAATGAGCAACTGAAGATCTTTTGGTTGCCTGATGAGGTCAAGGTCGAGAAAGACATCCAAGACATTCTGGTGAACTTCACTGAGTCCGAGAAGCATGGCGTTATCACAACTCTAAAGCTATTCTCTCTGTATGAGACTCATGCTGGTTCCGAGTACTGGGGAGGTCGATTCAAGAGTATGTTTGATGGTGCTGAATTCCATCGCATGGCTTCGGTGTTCAGTATGTTCGAGCTGGCGGTGCACGCACCTTTCTACAACAAGATCAATCAATTGCTGCACGTTAACACGCCTGAGTTCTATATTTCCTACAAGGACAACCCTGTCCTCAAGAGTCGGATTGAGCACATTGGCGAGATTATCGATGACAAGGATGATCTGAAGTCACTGGCGATGTTCTCGATGGTTGAGGGCGTTGTTTTGTATAGTTCGTTTGCTTTTCTGAAACACTTCCAGAGCCAAGGTAAGAACAAGCTAATGAATCTGATTCGAGGAATTAACTTCTCCCTTCGCGATGAGAATCTTCACTCAGTTGCTGGTGCATGGTGTTTCCGCCACAAGGCAAAGAATCTTGCTCCCGAGCAACTCGAAGAAGTTCGCTCTGTTATCGTTGATGGCGCGATGAAGTTGTATGAGCATGAGTTGGAAATCATCAAGATGACATTTTCGCGAGGTAAGATCGATGGTATCACAGAACATCAGCTTGATAATTTTGTGCAGTCGCGAATCAATGAGTGTATGAAGCAACTTGGATTCAAGAAAATCTTTGATGTTAAGTATAACCCAATTGCGGATTGGTTCTACAAGGCAATCAATGATTACAGTTTTAATGACTTCTTCAGCGGTATGGGCAACCAATACCATCGTAATTGGGATGAGTCGGCATTTGTGTGGAAGAAAGCAGAAGAGGTAGTATCGTGAGTGTTGCGGCGGTAAATTTACCATGTTCGGGCAACATTTAAGACATAAACAAATTTGTAAGGAATATTATGACAGTAAATCTATATGAACAAATTTCCGCAAGAAGAAAGGCTGAGCAAGCTGCTGGTCTGGTTCCTGAATGGTATACAACAGGCGGAGCTCAAATGTTTTATGAGAAGTATGAATTCGAAACCAATGGTCGTTCTGTTCGTGGTCAATTTGAACGTATTGCCAAGACTGCTGCGAAACACCTGAAAGGCACCAAGTTCGAAACTGAAGCAGAAGGTAAGTTCTTTGATCTATTCTGGAAGGGTTGGTTGAGTCCATCAACTCCAGTTCTTGCAAATATGGGAACCAATCGCGGTATGCCCGTTTCCTGCTCTGGGTCTTATGTGGACGATAGTGTTGATGGCTTCTATAAGAATCGCCATGAAACTGCTATGCTAACAAAGATGGGGTTCGGCACTTCTAGTTACCTCGGTGGAATTCGCCCACGCGGTTCTAAGATTTCTCGTGGCGGCAAGGCATCAGGGGTAGTTCCTGTATTCAAGGGGCATGTTGCGGATATGCGTGATGTAGCTCAGGGAACTGCTCGCCGTGGCGCCTGGGCAGGTTATCTTGAGATCGACCATGGTGATTTTGACGAACTCGCAGATCACGTTATGGCGGAACCAGATGATGCGAACATTGGGTGGATCATTCCGAATGCATTCATTGAACGTCTAGATTCTGGCGACGCAGACGCAGTTCGTCGTTTCCAGAAAGCGATGAAGATGAAAATGATCACAGGTAAGGGGTACTTCTGCTTCATTGATAAGGTAAATGCAAAGCGACCAGAGATGTACAAGCGGCTTGGTCTCACTGTGAAGGCAAGTAACCTCTGTCTCACTGGTGATACTCTGGTTGATATTGAGACTGCAGAAGGCGCGCAATTGAAAATTCGAATGGACGTTTTGGTTTCTTGTATAGAATCTGGCGCAAAGATCAAAGTCCTCTCATTTAATACTGATACTCTGAAGGAAGAATATAAAGATATAACTGATGCATCTTTGATGTCACGTAACGCTAAAATTATGAAAATAACAGATTCGAACACGGGGAAAACAATTCGTTGTACCCCAGATCATAAAGTGTACACAAAGAATAGAGGTTATGTTTTAGCTAAGGATCTTGTTGCAGAAGATGAGTTGTTAATTTCTTAAATGTTCTTTGCGCAGAGATTGCGCAAAGGTTCATTCGAAGGAGCTTGCAACTCAAATTATAGTGGTATAACGGATGACGAGATAATAGATTTTTCGATACGGTTGACTAAATCTCTTCAACTGTTGGGTCACGAAGAAGCGCCTCCGTTGCGATTTATTGAAGATTGTTGGGATAGCTATGATGACACTGGCAGAAAATTTCCAGCACTAGCTGGTGGTCTTAGAAGTGGGTTTAGGTTTAATGGAAACATCGAAAACCTTTATTCTAGAATTAATGAGGTTTGTTTTGTCAAAAGAAACAAAAAAACAAAACTCGGGCGGTTAGTAAACAAAAAGGATTTGAAAGATGCTTACGATAGAATATCTAGATGAGCTGGATGATGTGTATGATATAACAGTTAGCGATAACCATAATTTTTTCGCGAATGATATTTTGGTTCACAACTGTGATGAGATTACTCTGTTCGCTGACCAAGAACATACTTTCACTTGTGTTCTTTCTTCTATCAACGTTGCGCGCTGGGAAGAACTAAAGGACACAGATGCAATCTATTGGGCAACGATCTTCCTGGATTGCGTTGCGTCTGAATTGATTGAAGTGGGTTCAAGTATTCCTGGGCTTGAGAAAGCGATTCGCTTCACCCAGAAGGGTCGTGCTCTTGGTCTCGGGCAGTGTGGATTCCATACTCTGCTACAGACAAAGATGATTCCTTGGGAGGGATTTGAAGCGCATATGTTGAGTCAAGCAATTGCTGCTCAGATCGATAAGGATTCTCGGCGCGCAAGTCAAGATCTTGCGAAGGAACTCGGTGAGCCAGAGTGGTGCGATGGAACTGGTTTGCGTAATACTCACCGCATTGCAATTGCTCCAACTAAGTCTACTGCTCTGTTGATGGGCGGAGTTTCTGAGGGGATCAACCCGGATCCAGCTATGTCATTCACTCAGATGACCGCAGCAGGAGAAGTTGACCGCTTGAATCCAGCTCTGCTAAATCTAATGAAGAGCAAGGGTGTTTACAGTAAGAAGCATGTTGCTGAAATCACAGCAAAACAAGGCTCTGTTCAGCACGTCGATTGGTTGACTGATGAAGAGAAGGCAGTTTTCAAGACTGCATTTGAAATAAATCAGAAATCAATCATCCGTCTCGCTTCTGCGCGTGGTCGTTACATCGACCAATGGCAGTCGCTAAACCTGTTCTTTGCTGCGGATGAAGATCCAGCGTGGATTGCGGAAGTTCATAGCGAAGCATTCCGCGATGAGAACATTCTAGGTCTATATTACATATACACAATGGCAACTTCTGAAGCTGCGCTTTCTGCGAAGAATTCCGAGTGCGTCGCGTGCATGTAATTCGAATAATTCACATGAGGAATAACAATAATGCAAAAAGTCTCATTTGAGTGTGAAGTGTGCTCTGTTAAGGGCACTATCAGATTACCAGATCAGTGTGATGATTACAAAATAGAGGTGTGTCCGTGTTGCGGAAGTCCTCTAGATCTGGAAGACGAAGAAGATGACGAGTGACACAGGTTGGTTCCTTCCTGATGGGTCTTCAATTGAATCTTTCCCTCCTGGTGTTATTGGTTTCGTTTACAAGATCACCAGGAAGTCCGATGGCAAATTCTATATCGGAAAAAAGAAGCTAACATTCAAGCGTTCCAAGGTAGTCAAGGGCAAAAAGAAACGATTTGAGATCGAATCGGATTGGCGAACTTACTACGGAAGTTCTGATGACCTAAAGGCAGATGTTGCGTCTCTTGGTGAGGATTCGTTTCACCGAGAGATTTTACACATCTGTCGCAGCTTGAGTGAATGCAGTTATCGCGAGACTGAAGAGATCTTTGTCCGAAAGTGCCTCCTTCGCGAAGATTGTTACAATAGTTGGTGCAGCGCGAAAATTCACAAGAAACACGTTTTCAATAAGCTGACATGAGAGTTCTGATACTGGATCACTTGCATCTTCCGAGTCTTGTT